AACAAGAATTTTCATTATTATTCCTTAATATAGGTCGGGAAACTCTCCGGTTAAAATCCATTCATTAAATCCGATATTTATTAGTTTAACTTCTGTGCCAGATTTTGTCAAATAAATATCTGAAGGGGAGGAGAATGACACGGAAGCATTCTGAGTAATTATTTCGACCTCTCCTTCGCTAGCACGAACAACATTAATCCTAGATGCAACCCTAAGGTCACTTACATTTTGGTCGGGGATGATGATTTGAGTAGACGATGCTGACAGACATTTTAAAGTATTTTCAGCATGAATTTGTTGCAACGTTACAGAAACGGATGCTGTGGATGAATCCCCAGTAATAAAAATTTCTGGGGCAATGGATTGTTTTAAATGCTCATCGTCAGTTAAATGTACCCACAGACCTTTGAGTCTAACTTTATACTTTCCATCTTCAGTATTGTAGTAAATATCCCCATCTGTTCCAGTCGCTGGATCTGATGGAAGATTTACAGCATTAATAAGAGATACAAATTTCATGCGAATCTACCGCCCCAGATGTTTTTGTTTACATTGACATATCCAGGCGGAATCGCCGCTAAACGGCACTTACCCATCTCTTCAATTTCATATGAAAGAATCATACACCCCAGACCACCGTCTTCTTTTTCAAAATGAAGGGAACAGTTGCCGCACATAACTCCAATTGACGCATCAGTATTTTGAGCGGCTGACTCATAGCCAATCCAAATCCCAGTATCTTCTGCATCTAACGGGCCATACTTTTCGGCTAGTTGTACAAGAGAATCATGAAATTCTTTTTCTGGCTCAGAAAGTTGCTCGTATAAATTATGCTCTGCCTTAGAAATGTCTTTCTTAGACCTTGATTCAGCAGCGTATAGTGCCCGTTGCTGATCTACCGCCTCACGACGGGTGCTATGTGTACCACGAACGGTACCATCTGGACCCACTACAGAATATCCAGACTTTCCACGGTAATTTTGTCTAATGTCATATGGCATAATACAGCCTCCCAAGCATTTTCTAAATCTATTATACCTTAAGCAATGGAATTTTTTCTATCTTAGATTCCTTTGCTTTAATGTCGATAAGTTCTATTGCTTCCGACCATTTATATTTAATTGTAAATATATTAAAGTTTTCTACAACAGTCTTGTAGTTTTTCTGCCGCTCAAATTCTCTTACCTCTGGGTCCAGCAATTGTTTAAGATTTTTTAACCATTCTTTATTATTTTTAGCAACTCTTCCAGCACCAATATCTGCAAGGTCACGATATTCCTGTGTGCTAGAAGCCACAAACGGTACTCCAGATAAGGCGTACTCAAGCCCCTTAAGGTTGCTCTTAGCCTCATTAAATGGACTAGGGTGGAGTGGTACGATCCCAATATCTATTGGCATAAAAATATTACCGTAGTACCGTGGCCTTGCCCCCGTATATCCAGAAACTTTGGCTGGGTCAATTCTTAGTGCTTCCGCCGCCCAGTCTGGCCTGTTTAGCATAATTCCTGAGTGATGAAACTTAAGATTATTTTGCTCAATAATAGTTTTTAGTGGGGAAGATACTTCAACTAAATCGTTGACCCTCCACATCATTATTCCAACCCAACCAATGGTAGGTTTATTTCCAGAGAAATCCATTCGATACATGAATGTCTTTGGATCTAATGAATTCGGAACACGATACACCGTATCGTTATATTGCAACATTCTTTTTTCAAGAAACTTTGTGCTGGCGATAATCCCGTCTGCTACCGAATATGTTGATATAAGGTGTGCGCGGTTATTATCTGGATTTTTTTCTGGGTCGGTGGTGATAAAGGCTAAATTGTCTTCTGGCAATTCTTCAAAGTGGTCGTCTGTGTCAATAATTATGGTCTGACCTAATTTTCTAGCCTCTTCGATATATTTAGGGGCATCCTTGTGCATAAAAAGTTTAAGAATTACTACATCTAATTTATCGAAGCACCAGTCATAATTTTTAATAACACCAATTCTTCCAGCCTTCAATCTTTCATAAGGTTTAATAGCAACGAATCCTTCTCCATCTTTCCAGCCAACTTCTCCAACAATCGCCTGATGACCTATTTGATTAAGATTATGTGCAGGAAGCATCATTCGTACATTGGTGCATCCACCAGGCTGACCATCCATGTGGTCGCCCCAATCTGTTGAAAGAAAGCCTATTCTCATTTAATCTCCATTAAGTAGATATGGCGGGGGCTGTTGCCGCAATGGTTTGTTTGCCCCCGCCATATATATTACTGCGTTAAACTTTTTCTGGGGTACATTTCTTTGGGAATAAAGACCATCCAGTATTAAATGGTGCAATTACCCATGCATATGTAAGTGATGATCCCCATAAAGAATAATACATCCCAGCATTTTCATGCCAGGAATCATTCTTAAATGAATAACCATACCCCCAATTATGCATATCATTATTTAAAAAGTGCTTACGCACAATTTCTGACTGCTTTTTCTTATCTAGCATATTATCACGGGACCACCATGATCTACCAGACCATGCACTTGTCTGAATTTGCCAAGTTCCTAGGGCACCTGTAAAATATCTGCTAGATTCATCAAGTGATTGGTGCTTTGATTCACGCCAGGTAATTGCCCAGGCTCCTCTAAGCATCCCAGGACGGTTAAATCCTGCCTTAAAAAGAATCTTTGCTTGCTTATCGTTACATTTTTCTGGTAACGTCCAAACTTTTTCTTTTTGCGCTGTTCTTTCTAATGTGTCAGCGGTGGCAGGACTAACTGCACTTTCCGCCAGGGGCGCAGACTTAGCATACGCCATACTTGGTGCTGCAATAAACGTGATTGCAAGAACTACTGCGGCAATCCAGTCCATTGCCATTCCAAATTGGTTTTTTGTCGTCATATTGACCTCCTTTGGCGGCAACATCATTCTACTTTACAGTAGTAAGTTCTATTAGTCAATTATTTATAATACTCAGCGTGGCCACTATCAATCATTAATTTATTAATACTAGATATTTGATCGGTAGTAAATATTTCTCCCAAGACTCTGCCATATTTATCATCTTTATCCAATTGAGTTTTTACAGTTACAGTACAACCAACGGGTAAAGTTTTTGATAAAAACTCTGTTGACCTTTTACCTAACTCAGTAAATCTTTCAGGTGCATCAATAAGAGAGAGTCGAATTCTTTTAGTAATCTTTACATGAAATCCAAGATCAATATTAAGATCTATTGTGTCTCCATCGACCACACGAATAACTTCTGCACTATATGTATACATTCTTATCCCATTTGATAATTTCTACCATGTTGTTGTATATATTTATGTGTGGCCTCATCACATACCCGCCGCCCGATTTTACTAAGCAGTAGAATGTAAAGTATGACATTAAAAGGTCACAACACACAAATATGTTCTAGCACCAACAATAAGCGCCGCACCAAACTTAGCACCGTCATCATTGCCCATATTATTATTGATTAGGGCTTCGGCCAAAACTTCAGCAATCTCATCTTCAGAAAGGCCTCCAGCAAAGCCTTTGCATATAGTGTTGCCTAGACCGATTAGATCGGATTCATTGGCGATTTCCCCATAGATTCCGCCATTCTGTCTAACAAATTCTACAAACTTTTGGGAATTTACAGACACCCCATCATCGGCGCTGGGCGCTGGTGCCTGCTCGGTAATTGTTACTGTCGGCGCTGGCTCTGATTGTGATGTACAGCCTACCAATGCCACCGCAGAAATAGCGACGGCAATAATAATATTCTTCATATTAATCCTTTTCTATAAATGACTTGCCCACGACACTATAATATAGTAATCGTGGGCGGGTGTCAATGATTATGCCTGTCGTGAAAAGATGGCATCAATCTCTGCAACATGTGATGGTCCAAATCTAGAAGCATCTCTCCTAGCCTTTTCCCATTCTGACTGAATTGTAAAGGGTCCGCTTGTGGCTGACCTAAACATTTCTGCAAAATAATTTCCTAATGCTTTCATTATATCCTCCTTGTGGGTTGATACTTTTATCTTATCAGGGTATCCGTAAATGGTCAAATTTTAAAGGCTTCTTGTGAGCAGTCTCACTCATCATAGTCCCAACGAATAATCATCATGGCATACCTAAGACCTTGCTTAAACCATTCCGCCTCAGAAGAATAACCTTCTGAAAAAGGAGTTTCAATGCATTCCTCTATTTGTTCTGAGAATCTATCTCGCCAATATTTTTGACATTCGCCGTCTGAATGCATTTCCATGCTGGCCTGGTAGGATTCGAACCTACAACCCATCGGTTAACAGCCGATTGCGCTGCCATTGCGCCACAGACCATAGACCGATGTGCCAGCGGGTAACTACACCATCCCAAGGTTATCTGCACGTTTGACTAACTTCATACTGGAATCAACCGCGTAACTCGGCATTGCTGGCACATCGGGGTCTATTCGGTTATATCGAAAGCAGTACCTTTCCACATTTTGCTAGACTGCTCTCTCCTTCTCATGATTGCATTTCTTTTTGATTCCGCCCAGGATCTACCTGAGTCACCGCCCCACAACAACCATGCAATAAGACCATTAGAGGGATATCCCTCTTCTCCTTGACGCCAGCCTTTACCCTTTTTATCAACGGCGTGGCGGCTAAAAAATGAGTGCATTCTTAGCACAGTAGATTCACTTAAATTCTTTTTATTGGCAATATCTCTTGCCCGTGCGATTCCTACCGCCGTACCACCACGATTAAATTCATCTCTTAGGGCAAGCCCGCGACGAGCGTTAGAAGCCATAGAGTCTGTTGGAACATATGATTCAGCCATCTATTTTCTTCCAATCTGAAAAATTTATGTAATAGGCTCTAAAATGTATATCGCAAAGATATAGCATTGTTGTTTTTCTAGATCCAGACCATTCGGCCTTTTTTCCACAAAATGAGCATACTTCCATGACTAATTATAGCATTCCAAGTTTTGTCGCGTAATCATACATTATGATCCCGCTAGCAACACTCACGTTCAGGCTTCTTACACTACCAAGTTGTGGAATCATTACGACATCATCTGCCATCCCTAGACCCATTGGACTAACTCCTCTGGCCTCTTCTCCGAAGATCATAAAGGTGTTTGGATTCCATTCATATTCAGTAATGGGGGTAGCACCTGGAACATTATCTACCGCCACCCAACGCATATCTCTGATGTGAGGCTCATTAAGATAAATATGATCTAGTGAGGGGGCATATTTCAGATGGATATAATTCTGTGTACCCACCGCTCCACGGCGGTCCCACCTTTTATTTCCAATAATCCAAGATTCTTTTGCAAGAAATGCATTACTGTTTCTAATTCCAGAGGCTTTGTTAAAGTCACCAGATACATTTTCGAAGCCCACAACAAATGGAAGGCGCTTAGTATCTAAGTCTGCCTTAATCTGATCATTTTCCCACTCTTTGTAGTAATCAATCACGTTCCTTGTATCCTGCGTCGGGGAATCCGCCATTCCATTTTCCTCCATTGTAGGCTCCTGTACTATAGATGAGATACATCATTGATTTTTCGTCCTCAGTAAGTTCTTCTGCGTCTAGCCAGTCTTCTGATTTATCGGTAAGATAGATGAAGGCGTTTCCATCCTCGTCCATCTTTAAATCAATAAAGCCTTTGAACCATAGTGAATTCAGTATATCTGAGTCCATCTGCCGCATCCATTCTACAAGTTCTTGCTGTTCTTCATAGAACAATTCGGTAACCTTGTAGATTGGATCTCCAACAGGATTATATCCTACCACCTCAACGTAGCCCCGCTCAAGCATTATCTGAATAAGTTCCTCGTTCATATCCATGTTAAACCATCCCTATAGATTGGATATAATCATCGATGTTGTTCTGACCGCTAACGGGAGGCTGAATAACATTTCTCTTGGCCTCTTCTTCCCTTTGGTCACGAATAAATTGTTTATATGTATGGACCTCTATCTCTATTTCCTCAGATTCTTTTCTAGTATTAGATATAGAGTTATAGATAGAGCCACATACGGCATCTGAAAGGTCTTTGCTACCCTTTCTTGGGTGATCTACCTTATCACGAATAATTCTCAACTGCAACAATTCGTCGGTAAGAAGTTTAATGCTAGGTCCGATGATTCTTTCTTCTCCAACAAGCATAGCCATATCATCATAGTGTTTTTTGGCTACAGATAAAGTCTCTGTTTGTATTCCGATCATTTTAAGTTCCGTCATAATATCATGTGAGTTCCATCGGTCGAAGGTGACCTTCTTAATATTAAATCCTCGTGATCTCAGATCAACAATAAATTGTTTTACTTCAGAAAAATCAACGGACTTATCTGCCGTTGGCGTCCACCATCTTACACAATCCACTACAACAATCGGGCTGACAACATTATGCCCCATAAAACTTTTAAGATGCACCCATCTGTCAACGTGAGACATGGCTACTGCACAATGATCATGCTTTTGAGCAAGATCGACATGCACATAGTATTCTTTATTGTCCTGTGGGATAAACCAATCTTTAAACCTACCGTCGTCATCAACACCATTAATTGGCTGATTAAAGCACGCAAGAATCTTCTCTTTTGATTTAAAGAATGCGTCCACGGCATCTGGTGGCATACATGCAAATCTACCCAGAGCATCTACTGGATTATTATAAAAAGTAATCTTAAAATCATTAATCGATCTAGTAGGGTTTACTTCCCAGGTTGGCCTCTTTAATGCAAAAACTTTAGGATATTTATAAGCATTTATTTGGTCTTCTTCCCACTCAATAGTGAATTCATTTTCTTTTACACCATCTAACTCATCATCAAGTTTGAAGGTATGAGATCTGATGATTACGTCTTTGTCTGCAATAACAGCATTGTATCTTTGCTGAATAAAGTCGTCGCGGTATCGCGGGAAGGAAAGTAGGACCACCTTGCCAACATCTGGAAATCGTGAATCGACAGAGGCTCTATACATATCATAGATCGCCTGACCAGTTTTTGCCTGTTCATTTCCACTAGTAGATACGGTGCTGAATCCAGATATCTCGTCAAGAATCACACAGATAACGTTATATCCCTCCCAGGACTCCCGTTCTGAGTGACCTGAGTGGCATGTAATAGATTTATCAAAAGACACGCTTTGGGCGGTGATATTGTATTTTCCAACAAACCATGGAGAGTCTTCAATTCTTTTACGAAAACCTTTGAAGAATACATTTTTTGCCTGCTCAGAGTTGATAGCAATATTAATAATATCGATTGAATCGCCAGGGGGCTTTCCAAAATATTTGGCGGGGTCTTTAAGACACAGAAGAAGATAGACGAGATAGGTGACAGAGATGGTAGAAATGTAATCTTTCCCGCTTCCCTTGCCAAGTTGAAGAATTACTTCGTTGCAAGTCTGACGGCTTCTTTTTATGCCCTCTTCTTCTCCATACAATTTAATCAAGGTATCTTTTTTGTATACCTGCGTCATTGCTTTAATTGCCTGGTATTGAAATTCTGAGAGAGGAGGCAGGTGGAGATAGTCCTCATTTGTCACAAATTCTTCAATGTTTACAGGATGCTCTTCAAACTCGTCTTCCTCCAGAGCCGATATAAAATCATCAAACATTAGAAGCCTTCTGCCTTACCCGTGACTTCCTCCAGCCGCCTGAATACTTCTCGCTTGCAATGGTCACAGTCCGCCACGACTTGCTTAAGAATCTTCACTAAGATTTCTTGCTTACGCTCAGTCTCAATGATCTGCTGGGCAATTTCGCTGTCCTCAATAAGGCCAGCCTTTTGGAGCATGTCTATTTGTTTTTGCTGAATATCGGCAACAATTTTAATGCCAGCAGTCTTCTTGCCCAGATCTCCAACTGCGCCAGACTGATTAATAACATCCCAGCCCTCCTCAATCAACATAGAGTAGTGTCGGTCGGCCCCAGATAGGGCCTCCCTTGCTCGCATTTGAATTTGTCTGTCACTCTGAATGACTGATCGCCATTCATCAAGATACTCCTGGACCTCCGCCCGTTTAAATCCAGTTGCTCTTGCAATCGCGGCAGGGTTAGTTGTCCCCTTAAGGAATACATCTACCACCTTATTAATTTTTTCCCAACGCTCTGCAAGGACTACATCAGTTGACATTCATCTTCTTCCTAATACTTTTCTTTGCGTGGACGACACCTTTAAGTTTTTCCACATAGAACGAACGATACTCTCCTGTAGTCG